GACCACCGGCCCAGGCTACGCGACCAAACGTCAAGAGGCACTTGAAGCAATGGCACAACTGTTGCAGGGTAATCCTCAACTGTGGACTGTGGCCGGTGATCTTTTTGTCAAAAACATGGATTGGCCCGGTGCCCAAGAGATGGCGGCACGGTTTAAGAAAACCATTGATCCTAAATTGCTGCAAGACGGTGATGCAGACCCAGCGTTGCAGGCTGCACAGCAGCAGATGCAGGCGATGGGCCAAGAGATGGAGCAGATGCACCAGATGTTGCAAAACGTGGGCAAGTCCATTGAGATGCAAGACCAAGAGCGCAAGGACTTTGAGGCGCAGGTAAAGGCATACGAGGCAGAAACCAAGCGTATTGCTGCTGTGCAAGCATCAATGTCACCAGAGCAGATTCAAGACATTGTTATGGGCACGGTCCACGGCATGATTACATCGGGAGATTTGGTGGGCGAGATGCCTGGCCGCGAGCAAAATGAAATGATGCCAGAAAGCGCAGAATATGCACCGCAACAAGGAATGCCACCTGAACAAGGAATGCCACAATGAAAGCTGCTGATTTTTTAGGTTTGTTGTTTTTGGCCCGTGATGTGGCGCACAGTGTTCATTTGAACACCCGCAGTTTTTCCAAGCACACGGCGCTTAACATTTTCTATGACCGCATCATTGATGCTGCTGATGACTTTGCCGAAAGTTATCAAGGCCGTCACGGTTTGATTGGCCCAATCACGCTGCACTCGGCCAAGAAAACAACCAACATCATTGAGTTTTTGGAAGACTCACTAAAGCAAATTGAAGATGCCCGGTATGAGGTCGTTGACAGAACCGATATGTCGCTTCAGCAGCTGATTGACAACATCATTGAGATTTATCTGCGTACTCTGTACAAACTTAGGTTCTTGGCATGACCGTAGTCGTTACCCACTCAACACCAGCAGATAGTTCGTTTAGCACTACTGGCGCTACGGCGTGGGATGCAAATCACACGTTGTCTGGCGTGGGTACTATGGCTGGGCAAGATGCGAATGCCGTGGCGATTACGGGTGGGGCGATTGATGGCGCAACAGTGGGCGCGACAACTCCAACAACGGGCGCATTTACATACGCAAGTTTTCCGAGCCAATCGGTAGCCCCAGCAACACCATCAACTGGTTTTACTCAATATGCTGCATCCACGGGAATGTTTTCGTGGAAAGGCACAAACGGTTTTATCCGGCAATTTGACGCATCTGACATAACTGCCGACCGCACATGGGTTCTGCCAAATACCGCAGGAACTATTGCGCTGACTTCCAACCTTGGCACAATTGCATCGCAAAATTCAAATGCAGTAGCAATTACTGGTGGTTCAATTAACAACGCCACAGTGGGCGCAACCACAGCATCCACAGGCGCATTCACCACACTCAGCGCATCATCTACGGTTAGCGGCGCAGGGTTTGATACATACCTTGCAAGCCCACCTGCTATTGGCGGCACTACTGCTGCTGCGGGTACGTTTACTACGTTGACGGCTACAGGTCAAACTAACTTAGGTGGATCTTCATCCGCACCATCGTTTAGGGCAACTGTTGGCGACAATGCACCAAATACAATGTGGATTGAAGCAAAGGGTGCTTCTACTGCTGACGCTGCTGTTTATTTAGGAGTTGGCGGTACTCCAGCAAAACCTTTAATTATTGCAAACAGTGCAAACGCAATTTCTTTTAGAACTACAACAATTGGCGGCACTGCAAACCAACAATTAAACATTGCCCACACAGCCTCTGCTGTTAACTATATACAAGTAACGGGTGCTACAACAGCAAGCAAAGTAGTTGCTATTTCTGCTCAAGGTTCAGACACGGACGTTACTTTGTCTTTATCGCCTAAGGGAGCAGGGACAATTAGATTTGGCACACATACCGGAACTATTTTGACCCCCACGGGCTACATAACAATTACTGATTCTGGCGGTACATCTCGCCGTTTACTCGTAGGATAAACATGGCACTCATCAAAGCAATTGACACCGACTACGGCATTCCAGCTCAATACTGGAACATTGGCGCAGTTCAAGAAGACTTTAAAGGCAAAGGCACTGAAGTGACCTTCTACGGCTACGCCTCAAAAGAAGCCCGTGATGCTGGCAAGCAACCATTGAGCGCAGGCAAAGTTCAGATTGCTGGTGATGAATACGTTGCAGGCGCAGATCGTGCGGCGTTATACTCTATCATCAAGCAAAAGCCTGAATTTGACGGCGCACAAGACGCATGATACCTGGACCATTTTTTGGCGGTGGATTTTTCAGCGGCGGCTTTTTTAAGTCTATCGTGGCGTATGCGGATCAATTGTTGATTAAACTTCGGTCATTTACCGAAAGAAGGAGATTTTAATGGCTATCAACCTTAAAGCAATTACCTCGGTAATGGGCTACCAGCAGATCACAAGTCTGAGTTCTGCAACCCGATTGACCGTTCCACCCAAAGACTTGACCGGCTTGGTTGGCACACCCCGAATTGCCATCATTACCCCAGAAGGTCAAAACGTGCGTTGGCGCGATGACAACGTGGCTCCAACCGCTTCAGTCGGTATGCCGTTGGCATCAGGCGTTACTTTGCAGTACGACGGCGATTTGTCTCAAATCCAGTTTATTGAGACAACATCTGGCGCTAAACTCAACATCACTTACTATTCTTAAGAGGTCAAAATGCAAGTCTCTAACGACACCCCAGCATTGAACTACGTTGAGTATTTCACCAAGCAGTTGCCTGTTGACTTGGCTACTATGGCTGCATTGCGCGATGAGTTGGCCATTCGACAAGGCGCTTTGTCTGCCGCCCAAGATGCAATCACTGACCGCACCAAAGCCGCTGATGAATTGACCAAAGCCAAAAGTGATGCAGATGCCATGCTTGCTCAAGCGCGTCAAACTTTGGATGACGCCAAAGCCTCGGCTGCTGATTCAAAAGCGCAAGCTGATGCTTTAGAAGCCCAAAAAGTTGCCGTCAATGTTGACTTGGTTGCGCGTGAAGCTGATCTTGCCAAACGTGAAAAAGCAGCTGATGCGCTTGATTTGCGCCAGCAAAGTTTGCAAGACAGTCTTGATGCAAAAGAAGCCAAATTGTTTGCTGATCAAGCAGCCCTTGATGCGCGGGTTAAAGCATTCCAAGATAAAGTTGCCGCACTAAGCGCGTAAGGATAAAAACATGGCCGTATTCCTCTCACCCGTGGGCGGCGCTGCGGCCCAGTTTTTTACGAACACTGGCGCCGTACTAACCGGCGGCAAGCTGTACACCTATGCTGCGGGTACAACCACAGCGCAAGCCACATATACAACTAACGCGGGAAACACAGCGCGTACAAATCCAATTATTTTGGATTCTGCTGGGCGCGTGCCGGATGGCGGTGAAATTTGGCTTACTTCATCGCAATACAAGTTTGTTTTAAAAAATTCAACTGATGTGTTGATTGCAACTTGGGACAACATTTTCGGTGCAGGTACTAGCAGTATTCCAATTATTTACAATTCATCTGGGACTGGATCGCAAACAACGTATGCGCTTGGCGGTACTCCAATAAATGAAAACACGACCAATGTATATGTTAATGGAATATACCAGCAAAAAAATACATATTCATTAAGCGGTGCTTCTTTAATTTTTAGCCAAGCACCGCCAGTTACATCAACAATTGAAGTAAATTATTTTTAATGGCCAACAGCAAAATATCAGCACTAACGTCTGCTACCACGCCATTGGCGGGTACGGAGACTTTGCCGATTGTGCAAAGTAGTACAACCAAACAAGTATCTATCGACAATTTAACGGCTGGGCGCACACAGACTTCAAATGGTATCGTGCAAGGTACTGCCGCAACAGGATATAATTTCAGCGCCAATACCCCTCTTGCCGGAAAAACAAGTACGCTTTTAAATTGGTATGAAGAAGGCACTTGGACACCAACAGATACATCTGGAGCTGGACTTACATTTACTGGAGTAGTCGCAAAATATACCCGCATTGGCAGGCAAGTTACGGCAAATTGTCTTTTAACTTTTCCAGCTACAGCTAGTGCTGCGATTACATCTATTAGTTTGCCTTTTTCTTGTCCTGATTATGTAATTGGAATATGCAATGCAACAACAGGAAACGTATACTCAATTGTCACAACAGGCGGCACAGCTAATGCAACAATCAGAAACCTTGCCGTTGCATCTTTGGCAAACTTGAATCTTTCAACAGCCACTATAGCATTTACTATAGTGTATACAGTTACTTAGGATTAAAAATGTCACTTACAAAAGCAAGCTATTCAATGATTACTGGAGCGCCTTACAACGTGCTGGATTACGGGGCAGACCCAACTGGCGCTGCGGATAGCACTGCTGCATTTATTGCTGCAATTGGCGGCTATTCAGAACAACGTGAAATTTATGTCCCAACAGGCGTATATAAAATTGCAAATACACTTGGGCTTGGCATTAACAAAAGAATGTTTGGTGAAGGCTCGGCTCTAACCAAGTTAACTTTTAATTCTTCTGATTTGTTTTGCATTACAGGCGATGCGTTTACACAAATTGAAGGGCTAACAATTCAAAAGATTGTTGCCGCCGCAAGAACAGGCATCGCAAGTTATACCCCAACAACAGCAAACGGCTTTAGAAATGGAATTATTCGTGACGTTGTAATTACTGACTTTGACGTTGGTATTGGAAGCACACAAGGTCTTACTCAAGGCTTGATGTTTAATAATGCGTACGAAAACGTGCGTATCTATAATGCTACTACTGGCGTTCAAATGGGCGCAGGCTCAAACACAAACACTTGGACAAATTGTTCATTTTGGAATTGCGCTACTGCTGTTCAATTAAACAACGTAACATCACAAATTTTTGTGGGTTGTAATTTTGAAAATTCCACAACTTATGATTTTGTTGTGGCGGCTTGTTACAACATTGCTTTTAAAACTTGTTATTTTGAACCGGCAATAGGTGGAACTTTTGACAATTCAACTGGTTCATTTGACACTTGCCATTCAACAGCATTTAAAACTTCAACCACTCAATTTGTTACATATGTAAATAACTCCACAATATCAATAAATGATTTTACTGATTACAATTTTGGTGGGTCAGCAAGCTATGTAACTCAATGGTATGCCCGTAGTGGTGATACAACTGGTTATGCAAGAAAATCAAACGTGCGTGTTCGCACGGGTACAGCAAAAGCTGATGAGTTAGCCGTTGCACCACCATATAACTCTGGAACAGGAACTGCAACAGTTGCAAACGCTGGAACGCAAACGATTGCCACAATGTCAGGAACATCTGGACGTTATGATGTTTATGCAACCATTAGAGCATCTGGCAACACGACTTTGTACGCCTCTTTTGCCACAGCCATTTGGGACACCACTGGCTCAAGAATTGTTGCAAGCAACGGAACAAATGCGGTAATTTCTATATCTGGCGCAAATATTATTGTCACCAACAGCACCGGGTCTTCTCAAACTTTTGATTACGGCTATTTGCGTATTGGCCCATTGTAAGGAACATTATGTTTGAAAAAACAACCGTTGTTGACCGCATTGAGGTATTGGCTGACCACACTGTCGCCGTGCGCTATGTAGTGACTGTCCTTGAAGACGGCAAACCTTTTGCCGATAGCGTCAAAGGCAATTACTTTAAGCCTGGTGATGATTACAGTGGCGAGGATGCCAAAGTGCAGGCGATCTGCTCAACTGTTCACACGCCTGAAGTTATCTCTGCATACTTGGCTGCACAAGCAAAAGAATTTGCCGCATAATAGCGGCATAAACCTTATCGGCCAGGTTGACCGAGGAATCTTAGGATTCATTTAAATGACTGAAGAAGTCCAAGCCCTAGCGAAAGTAGACTCCGCGCCAACCACGGATGTGACGGCCACACCTGAAGTTGCTGAAAGTACGCCGGAAGTAGCTGAACAACAGCCAACCAAGACATTCTCGCAAGAGGAACTTGACGCTGCCATCGGCAAACGCCTCGCAAGAGAGCAACGTAAGTGGGAACGAGAGCAAGCACAACGGTCTGCGGAAACGCAAATTGTGAAAGCTGCACCAACTGCATCCGTTGATCAGTTTGAAAGCCCTGAAGCCTATGCGGAAGCATTGGCATATCAGCGTGCTGAAGAATTGATTGCCAAACGTGAAGCAGCCAAGCAGCAATCGGCTGTTCTTGAGAGTTATCACGATCTTGAGGAAGAAGCGCGGAGTAAGTATGATGACTTTGAACAAGTCGCCTACAACCCCAAACTTCCAGTTACGAATGTGATGGCTGAAACGATCCAGTCTTCGGAGATTGGGCCTGAGTTAGCGTACTATCTCGGCTCTAACCCTAAAGAAGCGGAACGTATCTCACGCATGACGCCCTTGAGCCAGGCGAAAGAGATTGGGAAAATTGAAGCCAAATTGGTTTCAACGCCCCCAGTTAAAAAAACAACTTCTGCACCAGCGCCAATTTCGCCGGTAACTGCACGCTCCTCTGGAGCGCCAGCTTTTGATACTACGGACCCACGGTCTACCAAGACCATGACGGACTCGCAGTGGATTGAAGCTGAACGCAGACGTCAGCTAAAGAAGTGGGAAGCGCAGAACCGCTAACTTCTTTGATTTTTTAAAGGAACTTAAATGTCCAATAGTATCTTAACCATTGACATGATCACACGGAAATCACTCGAAATTCTCGAGAACAACCTTGTGCTCACCCGTAACGTGAACCGCCAGTACGACGATAGCTTCGCTGTCGAAGGTGCAAAAATCGGTTCAACTTTGCGTATCCGTTTGCCCGACCGCGCTTTGGTGACTGACGGTGCCGCCCTGCAAGTTCAGGACGACAACGAACAGTACACCACCTTGACCGTTGCCAGCCAAAAGCACATCGGTGTCAACTTCACATCTGCTGAATTGACCATGCAATTGGATGACTTCGCTGAGCGTGTGTTGAAGCCTCGTATCAGCCAATTGGCCTCCAGCATTGATGCTGATGTTGCCAACGCTTACCTGAACATTGGTAACTCTGTCGGTACTCCTGGCACCACTCCCGCCACTTCTTTGGTGCTGTTGCAAGCCCAGCAGAAGCTGAACGAGAACGCTGCCGTGATGACCCCACGTTACGCTACCGTTAACCCTGCCGCTAACGCTGGTTTGGTTGAGGGCATGAAAGGTTTGTTCAATCCTACCGACACTATCAGCAAGCAGTTTAAAAACGGCATGATGGGTACTGGCGTGTTGGGTTTTGACGAAATCAACATGTCTCAGTCGATCAAGCAGTTCACCACCGGTTCGCGTACAGCCACTGGCGGTACAACTTCTGCTGCCGTGACTGCACAAGGCGCAACTACCATTGCCATCACTGGTGCTGGTAACGCTGGCGTGGTTAAGATTGGTGATGTGTTTACCGTGGCTGATTGCTACGCCGTAAACCCACAGACCCGCGAATCCACCGGTTCGTTGTTCCAATTCGTTGCTACCGCTGCAACAACTTTGGACAGCTCTGGCGCTGGTAACATCACTGTGGCTCCTATCTACACTTCTGCCAATGCTTTGGCAACTGTGGACAGTTTCCCTGGTTCTAGCAAGGCTGTTGTGTTCTATGGTGCCGCAAGCACTCAGTACGCACAGAACTTGGTCTACCACAAGGACGCCATCACTTTTGCAACTGCCGACTTGTTGCTGCCTCAAGGTGTCGATATGGCTGCTCGCGCAGTTCACAACGGTATCAGTTTGCGTGTCGTGCGCCAGTACGATATTAACAACGACCGTATGCCTTGCCGTATTGACGTTTTGTACGGCTACAGCACGATTCGTCCACAAATGGGTGTTCGTCTCTGGGGCTAATTGATTGGGGCTTCGGCCCCTTTCTTCGTATCATCTTTGAAAGGAAATTATCATGGCTACTCTCCCTAACGGCGCAGGCGGTTACCAAATTGGTGACGGCAACCTGACTGAAATGCAAATTAAAACCCAAGCTACCCCAGCTACGGCAACTGTCACGGCAACGCTGACAACTGCTCAATTGCTGAACGGTATTATTTTGGGTACTCCAACAACCACAGCAGCGGCTTACACCTTGCCTTTGGCTACTGATTTAGACGCAGCCTTGTCTAGCGCTAAAGTCAATAGCAGTTTTGACTTTGTTGTGGTTAACACTAACGGCTCTGGCTCTGGTGTGATTACCATCACTACCAATACTGGTTGGTCTATCGGTTCATCTGGCTCACAAGGCTTAATGACTGTGACTACTGCTGGTACATCGCAAATGTATCGTGCGGTAAAAACTGGTGACGGTGCTTGGTCTTTGTATCGCATAGCCTAAACATAAATAGGGACTTCGGTCCCTGTTTTTAAAGGAAACATCATGGCAAATACACAAGCAACTGGCGTTGCGTATGCTGACCCCGAATTCACAACTTGCTATGCAAGTCAAGAAATCGGCTACGCTGCTGGCGCTCAAGGTACTGTGACTCAACTGACAGACAAGTCCACAGGGGTAACTCTGAACAAGTCTGCTGGCCGCATCACAATGAACAACGCGGCTTTGGCTGGCGGTGCCGTAGCGTCGTTTACGTTGACCAATAACTTGATTTCTGCTAACGACACAATCATTGTGTGTGTATCCAGTACCACTACTGGAAGCACCGCTGGAGCGTATACAACTTACGTCTCTAACATGACTGTTGGCTCTGCTTTGATCTCGTTGCGTAATTTGAGTGCAACTTCATACTCTGAAGCTGTCATCATCAATTACGCCATCATCCACGGCGCAAGCTAAATTAAATGGGGGCTAATCACCCCCATTTTTAAATATGGTCATTTATCTCAAACATCCTATTCACGGCGCTAAAGTTGCAACCATGCACTTAGAAGCAGAAGCCGATGAAGAAAACGGTTGGGTGCGCTACAATCCAGATACGCCTTCGGCTCCCGAAGAAGCGGTCAACACACTTGTTGCAAAGCGCAAATACACCCGCAAAGGTGAAACTGAAGGAGTCTGAGCATGGCCACGTATACTTGCGGCGAACAAATCAATCGGGCACTTAGGCTGCTTGGCGTGCTGGCCGAAGGTGAAACACCGTCTGCATCAGTTTCGCAAGATTCGTTGATGGCTCTAAATCAGATGATCGACTCATGGAACACTGAGCGATTGATGATTTTCAATACCATTGACCAAGTGTTTACTTGGCCAGCCGGAGAGATTCAACGTCATCTTGGCCCTAGCGGTGCAAGCATTGGCGGTTTTGATGGCATTCGGCCTATTTTGCTGGACGATGCCACATACTTTAAAGCGCCCAACGGCGTGTCGTATGGCATCAAATTCATTAACCAGCAGCAATATGATGGCATTGCCGTTAAGACAGTTACTTCCACGTATCCACAAGTCATGTGGATCAACATGGAATACCCCAACATTCAGATGACGCTGTATCCTCGTCCTACACAGGATTTGGAATGGCACTTTATCAGCGTACAAGAACTGGACCAGCCTGCTGACTTGTCCACGACCATGTACTACCCACCAGGCTATCTGCGTGCGTTTACGTACAACTTGGCAATGGAAATTGCGCCTGAGTTTGGCGTTGAGCCAAGTCCACAAGTAACGCGCATTGCTATGACCAGCAAGCGCGATTTGAAGCGCATCAACAACCCTGACGATGTGATGGCAATGCCATACGCTATGGTGGCTAACCGCCAACGCTTTAATATTTACGCCGGTAACTACTGATGAAGTCGCCCATCCTCGGTTCGGCCTACGTTGCCCGGTCTGTCAATGCGGCAGACAACCGGATGGTCAATTTGTTTCCAGAGATTATTCCCGAAGGCGGCACAGAGCCAGCGTTTTTAAACCGCGCCCCAGGCTTGAACTTTCTTCAAACCGTGGGTACCGGCCCCATTCGTGCATTGTGGGCGCACCAAACGAATGGCAGCGACTTTTATGTTGTGTCTGGCAGTGAAGTCTATAAACTGACCGGAACAACTGCCACGCCTACCAAGTTGGGTGATGTAACGGGCACTGGCCCCGTGTCAATTGCAGATAACGGTGCGGTTATTTTCTTTGCCTGCAACGGCCCCAGCTACACGTACTACGAGCCAACGGGCGAGTTTAATCAGATTACAGATGCCAATTTCCCTGGCGCTGTGACCGTGGCCTACATCGACAACTTGTTTGTGTTCAATGAACCCAACAGTCAGCGCATTTGGAGCGTGGATACGGTCAATCCAGCCAACGGTGACTACATCTACCCTCTGGTATTTAATGCTCTTGATTTTGCGTCTGCTGACGGCTCTCCTGACGGCGTGGTGGCCATTAACGTGGACCACCGCCAGATGTGGGTGTTTGGTACTGACTCAACAGAAGTTTGGTACAACGCTGGCTTGGCTAACTTTCCGCTGACCAACATCCAAGGCGCGTTTAACGAGATTGGCTGCGTGGCACCTTTTTCTGTCGCCAAGTTGGATAACACTTTGTTTTGGTTGGGCACTGATGCTCGCGGCCAAGGGATTGTTTATCGGGCGCAAGGCTATGCCGCAGCCCGTGTGTCAACGCACGCAATTGAGTACGCTATTGCCCAATATGGCAATATCTCAGATGCGTTGGCTTACACATACCAAGAAGAAGGACACAGCTTTTATGTGCTGACCTTTCCATCAGCTAACGCCACTTGGGTTTACGATGTGGCCACACAAGCATGGCATGATCGTGCGGGTTGGTTGAACGGCGCGTTTACACGCCACCGCAGCAACTGCCAATGTAACTTTGGTGGCAACATCATTGTTGGCGACTTTGAAAACGGCAACATTTACACGTTGGACCTTGGCGTCTATGCCGACAACGGCCAACCCCAAAAATGGTTGCGTTCATGGCGTGCATTGCCGACCGGCCAAAACAATCTCAAACGCACCGCACAGCACACGTTGCAGCTTGAATGCGAGTCCGGTACGGGCCTAAATGATGGCCAAGGTAGTGACCCTGCCGTCATGCTGCGTTTCTCAGACGACGGGGGCCATACATGGTCCAATGAGCATTGGTCTTACATGGGAAAGATTGGCCAATACTACAAGCGCGTCTTTTGGCGGCGTTTGGGTATGACGCTCAAATTGCGCGACCGTGTGTATGAAATCTCGGGCACCGACCCCATCAAAATTAACATTACCGGTGCTGAGTTGATAATTTCAGGCACAAATGCGTAATGACTGCCGCCAATAACCAAATCACCGCGCCCCGTGTTGATTTTTTAGATCAAAACACGGGAAAAATCTCGCGTGAGTGGTACATGTTTTTGTACAACCTGTACACAATTACAGGTTCTGGTTCTGGCATTACAGCAATTCAAAACGGTGGCACAGGTTTAGGCGCGCTGCCAACTGACGGCCAATTGTTAATTGGCGATACCGGCGCGTATAGTTTGCATACGCTAACAGCTGGTCGGGGAATATCAGTTACAAATGGCCCCGGCTCAATATCAATTGCTTCTGTTTTTACAACGCCAGTAACAAAAACTGCTGACTACACAATTGCCGATACCGACACTTGGATCATCAACAACAAAACCGGCTCGGCTATGACGTTGACGTTCCCCGCTGCCTCGGCTTGGGTGGGACGCGAAATTACCGTCAAAAACATGCAAGCTCAGTTGGTTAACTCAGCCTTGGCCAACATTGTCCCAATCGACAGCACAACTGCTGGCACGGCCATCCTCTTGAATGTGATTGGTAATTGGGCGACAATGGTGTCTGACGGCACTAATTGGGTAATCATGCAAGCGGCATCGAACAACAATTTGCTACTGGAGTAATAAATGATTGAACATTACTTCGGCGCTGGCGTATACGCCAAAGAAACGCGCATACCGGCGGGGAATGTTCTTGTGCAACATAAACACAAGTTTGACCATCTATCCATTCTTGCTAGTGGCTCAATTGAATTGATGGTTGATGACGAGCGCAAAATTGTTCATGCGCCAGCCTGTTTGACAATTCAAGCAAACAAGCATCATGGCGTAAAATCGCTTACAGACGTTGTGTGGTATTGCATTCACTCCACCGACTGTACAGATACAAACAAAATTGATGAAGTGTTAATAGTGGCTGGCGATGAAGCGCAAGTCAAAGAACTGGCCCAGTGCCTTCAGGAGTAAATTATGCCTTGGTCATTTATTGTCCCCGCCGCCGCCAGTTTGCTTGGCGCGAGCATGTCATCCAATGCCGCAGAAAACGCCGCGAATACGACTGCTGGCGCTACGGATAAAGCTACGGCACTGCAACGCGAACAATGGTTAGCGCAACAAGAACAACAAAGGCCTTTTCTCGAAGCGGGCGTAACTGCGCTAAATGCGCTGACTCCGTTGGCGACAAATTACACGCCATTCGGCATGAATCAGTTTCAGCAAGACCCTGGATATCAATTCCGACTGCAAGAAGGACTGAAACAATTAGGCCACGCCGCAGGCGCTCGGGGCGGCTTAGTGTCTGGACAGACGCTTAAAGGGGCGCAAGAATACGCACAAAATTTAGCATCTAATGAATACACCAACGCATTCAATCGTTATCAAACCGAGCGTAACGCACGGTTAAATCCACTTCAGTCTTTGGCTGGCGTCGGCCAAACATCAGTTAACCAACTTGGCGCTGCCGGTCAGAATTACGCAAGTTCAGTTGGTAATGCTTTGATCAATCAAGGCGTTAACGCTGGCAACGCAGGCATGGTCGGCGCGAATGCTTACGGTTCAGCTTTGTCAGGTATTGGCAGCGCTTACGGTAGAAGTCCAGTTAGTTTTAGTAGTTTGTACGGGGGTAACTCACCCGGCACTAATATGACTCAACAAGAATACGCGATTGCAAGCGGCGGGTATTAAGGACTAATCATGGCACAACTTAATTTTGGCCTTTTAAACCAAAACCTGCCTGCTGAAATTGCAGGCAGTGTCCAACGCGGTCAAGACGAAGCGTTGCGTAATCAAATGGCTCAACAGCAAGTTAAAACCGCTGCTTTGCAACAAGAATCAGCGCAAATGCAGCTTGAACAAGCAAAGCGCGAACGTGAAGCCTTAGTAAAAATGCAAGAGCAATTTATCGCAAACGGTAAATCGCCGGACATGCGTTTAAATTTTCAAGAAATGGTGAAATCTGGTATCCCACATTTTATGGATATTGGGATTAAAGGTTTGCAAGCCGTAGATCGTCAAGATCGCGTAACTAATATTCTTGGTGGTGGAGCGCCTGTTGCTGCCTCTGCAACGCCGTCTCTGATGCGACAGCCTGTTGCTGCCCCCGCGCCAACTGAAAATGCTTTGGGTACTGGTATGTACGGCATGGCGCCAAGCGCGCCAGTTAATGCTTTAGCCGCTAAACCATCTGGTGCGTATACGCCGGTTACGCCCCGCAATGCGTTGGCGCCTGCAACGCCTGTGGCGGCTGGCACGCCGGTAGCAAATGACATTGAAAACACATATCGCAAGATTGATCAACTTCATGCGATTGGTGAGCATGATCTTGCTAAATCACTTGAACAACGAGTCAAAGATAAATTGCCTCCGACTGCGGTGCAAGAATTTGAGTACGCCAAAAAGAACGGCTACGGCGGTACTTTTGCAGATTTCAAAACATTGCACGCGCCGCGCACTACTGTCAACGTGCCGGTTAATGTCAGCACAGAAAAAAAATACGGCGAACAATTTGCAAGCAAAATGGCAGATACTGACATCGCCAAAATGACTGCTGCGGAAAGAGCGCCTGAGCTGGCCGCGAATGCTGACCGAGTGCTAGACATTCTCAAACAGGGTAACGTGTTTACTGGTTCTGCTGCTGATATTAAACTGAATGTGGCTCGCGCATTCAACGTCGTCGGTGCAAGCAATGACGACAAGATTGCAAACACCGAAGGTCTTATTTCCGGTTTGGCGAAAAACACTTTGGGCGCAGTTAAATCTTCTGGTCTTGGCACTGGTCAAGGTTTTACCGATAAAGACTTGCAATTTTTGCAAGATGCTGAAGGCGGGCGTATTACGCTTAACGCGCAAACATTGCAAAGACTTGCGAGTTTGTCGCGCAAAGCCGCTGAGGGCAGCGCTACTACATGGAACACACGTATCCAGCAAATGCCTAAATCAGCAATTGAAGGCACTGGCCTCTCTACGCAACCTATTCAAGTACCTAAACGTACAGAAGCACCGCCTGCGATGTATGCAGTAAATCCAAAAACAGGCGAGCGCATTCAGTCTACTGACGGCGGCAACACTTGGAAACCAGTAGGAGCTAAGTAATGGCTTTACCACCTGGATTTGAACTTGAACAACCTGCGTCTCGGTCCACCGGCGTAAAGTTGCCGCCTGGGTTTGAAATCGAAAGTGGCGGCGGTGTCCCTGGCCCGCGCCGCGCTTGGTCAGATGTTCCTGGCGAAGCACTTGCCAATTTAATGCCAAGCGCGCAAAACTTGGTTGGTGGTTTGTACGAAGCCGTCACAAGCCCAGTTCAAACGGTCAAAGGTTTGCTGGACATCGGTGCTGGTACGCTGCAAAACGTGTTGCCTAAAAAAGTTGTTGATTTTGTCAACCAGTTTGATGCCAATCCTCAAGCCGCGCAGCGCGCGGTACAAGCAGCAAACGCTGTGGGCGGCATGTACAAAGACCGATACGGCAGTATTGAAGGCATTAAAAACACTTTTGCGACTGATCCTGTCGGCGCTGCTGCTGATTTGTCTGCGCTTCTTTCTGGTGGTGCAACAGTCACTAGCCGCGCCGCGCCCGCCGCGTCTAAAGCACTTTCTACCGCAGCAACATACACTAATCCTGTTGCTCCTATCGTCACGGCTGCGGGATATGGCACGGCATTGACCAGCAAAGCGATTGGCAATGCTATGGATGCTATGCAAGGTCAACGTCCTGCTGTTCGTGCAGGCAATATTATTCGCAATGCTTTGACTGAAGAAGGTCGCGCACCACAAAATCTGTTGGCCGCACAAGCCGCGCTTCAGAACGCGCCTCCAACTGCCACTGTTCGACAAGCCTTGTCGGATGTGATGTCACCACAAGCGCAGTATTTGGGTCAAATGGTTGAGGCCAGAACCGCGCCTGGTGCAGCTGAGTCTGTACGTGAAGCACAACAAGCCGCCCGAAGGGCAAATCTGCAAGCTGAGACCCCTGATTTGGCGGCGGCTGAAGCCATACGCGCAGGCACAGCAAAACAATTATATGGCATCGCCGATGAAGCGCTGTTGCCTGGCCGCGAGCGTCAATTTAAGCCAGTTCAAACAGGGACGACGCAAAGCGGTGTGCCAATGATTGATCCAATCACAGGCCAACCAAAAATGACGTCTGTTGCGATATCTACAAAAGCTGCGCCGTTGTCTACTGAAATGCGGCAAACGCGAGTAGAGATAGGCCGCGATTCTTTTAATCAGCCTATTTATGAAACACGAACGACGCCCGTATCTGTTTCCGCAACAGAAGCAGCGCAAACAAGTGATTTTTTAACAAACACACCTAAACTGACGCAAGACGTATCTATTGGTGGTCAGCCGATGTATAAGCAAGTGCTTGCAGGCTATAAATACGACCCGCAATTAGCCAAATTAATGGATCGCCCCGCAATTCAAGCCGCGTTTGACTCTGCGGCCACGATTGCGGCGAATAAAGGCGTTCCGATGTTTACGGACAACGGCCAGCTTACTGGACGCGGGGCGCATTTGGTTAAGCTCGCTATAGACGACGCTATCAACCCTACGCCAGGAACGCCAATTGCTCGCAATGCGGCTGACGCTTTGCGGGGTGCAAAATCAGAATATCTTGGTTGGGTTGAAAATAAAGTCCCCGCGTATAAAACAGCGCGGGAAACTTTTAAGACGCAAAGTGAACCCGTTAACCAAGCGCAAGTATTAAATGCTATGCAAGAAGTACTTGCCGCGCCTTTGGGTGTTGGCGAACGTGCTGGCGCATTTATGACCGCGATGGGCCGCGGCGAGCAAGCCCTGCTTAAAAAAGCAACGGGCGAGCCACGCTACACTGAATTAAGTCAAGTATTGACGCCTAGTCAAATGAAAGTGGTCGGCGAAGTTGAATCAGAACTGATGCGCGACGCGCGTGTAGCGTCGCAAACTAAAGCTGGCGCTGAGGCCATGAAAATCATTATGGACTCTAACAAGTCCAAAGTTCGATTGCCTGACTTTATGAGCGTCAAAGTGACGTTGGCTAATCAGATGCTTAAAATTTTAGAAGGCCGACTTAATCAAAAGGTCATGGGCGAATTGGAAAACGGCTTTAAATCCGGCACTAGTTTTGTTGACCTGATGAAAAAAGTCCCCGCGTCTGAGCGCATCGAAGTGCTGCGGGCGCTTGGCCAAGCAAAAGATCAATTAAGCCCCACTAAATTAAATGCTTTGGGCTTATCAGCAAACGCGCTTGCCCCTCAATCCAAAAATCAAAACGCATTGGCACAATAATGGAAACCCAACAACTTTTCAACATCGCCCTTGGCTTGGCTGCTTTTCTTGGCGGTTGGGTGCTGAACAACATTACCAAGGCCATTGAACGTTTAGATTTGGACGTAAGGGCATTGCCCACCACTTATGTTTCCAAAGATGATTACCGCCGCGACATTGATGACATTAAAGAAATGTTGGCTAAGATATTTGATAAGCTAGACACTAAAGCCGACAAATGAGCCTTGATCCAGTATCAGCTTTGTTAAATGTTGGCGGCAAAGTCATCGACAGGCTTTGGCCAGATCCCGCGCAGGCAGCAAGCGCTAAGTTGGAACTTATAAAACTGCAACAATCTGGTGAATTGGCCGCTATGGCTGGGCAGTTGGAAATCAATAAAGTTGAGGCGGCCAGCACCTCAGTATTTGTTAGCGGCTGGCGGCCCTTTATCGGTTGGGTTTGCGGCGCGGCTTGCGCTTGGAACTGGATTGGATTAAAGATTGCTTTATTTGCGGCTGCATATTTTGAACATCCTTTAAATTTAACCCCAGCCGATCTATCTGAAATGACGCCTGTGTTGATGGGTATGCTTGGTATTGGTGGCTTACGAACAATTGAAAAGCTAAATGGTGTCGCCAGAACATGAGAGCAAATTACATTGAATCTTTGCAAGCCGTCCTTGTCCATGAGGGCGGTTTTGTAAACAATCCAAAAGACCCAGGCGGAATGACTAACCTTGGTTGCACTAAAGCAACATGGGAAGAATATTGCGGCAAGCCTGTTGATGAAAAAACTATGCGGGGTTTGACAGTTATTGATGTCATGCCGCTGTACAAGACCAAATATTGGGACAAAGTTTGCGCTGATGATATGCCTATGGGTATTGATTATGTTGTGTTTGATGCAGCAATCAATTCAGGCCCAGGCCGCGCCGCCAAGTGGTTGCAATCATGCGTAGGCGTTGAAGCTGATGGCAGTATTGGCCCCAAAACTTTGACTGCAATAAAAGCTAAAGACCCAAAGCAACTCATAAACGACTATTGCGCTCACCGTTTGGATTACCTTAAAGCACTTCCAACTTGGGGTACTTTTGGCAAAGGCTGGGAGCGCCGTGTTAAAGAAGTAAATCAAAAAGGTCTGGAATTGTCACAAAAGGTTCTTACTGTCGCCGTCTAATGCGACCATGCTAAAGCGTGTAGACATTCGCAAACAATCCATTCAGGATAAGTTGTCGGCACTTCAAAAGATTTGTTTGCCGTATGACAGGCCGTATGACACAAATTATGGATGTTGGTGGATTGCTACTAAGAATGGCATGGATATTGGTTTTGCGGGGCTTGTTCGCAGTGTGTCTTGGACCGATTGCGGTTATCTGTGCAGGGCAGGTGTTGTTCCTTCTGCTCGTGGACAGGGATTACAGAAAAAGTTTATTTACGTCCGAATCCGACAGGCAAAAGCTCTTGGGTGGAAGTGGCTTGTAACCGATACTCGTCTTAACCCTGCGTCTGCTAACAGTCTGATTTCATGTGGGTTCAAAATGTTTGAACCTTCTAACCCGTGGGGTTGCAAAGATACCCTTTATTGGCGAAAGAAGTTGTAATGGGCAATACCGACCAGCAGGTGATTAGCGCAATTGAGAACAGCTCCTCAATCCGAGAGGCCAGTAAAGTGTTGGGTGTAAGTGAATCCGGTCTTAACAGGCGGCGTAGAAAGATTGAACACAAATTAAAGATTGCTATTAAAGCGCCTCAAGACAAAGAGCAATATAAGCATCTTCAAATAGCACACGTTCACCCGCAACAAAAGAACCTTGGCATCCTAAACGGCACAGTGATTGTTTTTAGTGACGCTCACTTCTGGCCTGGGATTTACAGCACAGCTTTTAAAGGTTTGTTGTGGGCCATAAAAGAACTCAAACCCAATGCAGTGATCGCCAACGGTGACATTTTTGACGGGGCTGGCATTTCTCGTCATCCGCGAATTGGCTGGGCTAAAGCGCCAAGCGTCATAGAAGAACTTAAGGCTTGTACGATCTGTATGGGCGAGATCGAGGAAACCGCCAAAAAAGCTCGTCACAACGTCAAGCTGATGTGGCCCTTGGGCAATCACGATGCTCGGTTTGAAACCTTCTTGGCCGCTAACGCGCCGCAGTATGAGCATGTTAAGGGCTTCACTCTCAAAGACCATTTCCCAGATTGGGAGCCTTGCTGGTCAGTGTGGATCAATGAAGGAACAATTGTTAAGCATCGCTTTAAAGGTGGCATTCACGCCACCCACAACAACGCAATTTGGTCGGGCAAGAACATCATTACAGGCCACCTACACAGCCTAAAGGTTACGCCTTTTTCGGATTACAACGGGGTGCGCTATGGTATTGATACGGGTACGCTTGCAGAGCCCTACGGACCACAGTTTGAAGACTATACCGAGCAAGGGCCACTCAACTGGCGCAGTGGCTTTGCGGTGTTGACATTTGTTAATGGCCAATTGTTGCTGCCTGAACTTATAACGACGCACGGCCCCAATTCCATAGAATTTCGAGGCCGTGTGATTAAAGTAGTCGATTAAGCAGCCTCTGCTTCTTCTTCCTCTTCAGCTTCGTCCTCTTCAGACTCTTCCAAGTCTTCAAAGGCAACGCCTTCCCAGTTGCCAATCCAACCTTCGGCTTCTTGAAACTCAACAAACTCTTTAATAACTTCAATAATGTCAAAGTCGGCAGTTTCGACAGTCAGCTTGCCGTTGCCCAGCCAGCCCAATTCAATTTCCAATTTGTAC